GCTCCTGATGGATATACTACAACAGGCATTCCCATTATACTATCACTTAACTTTCCTGATGCATCTATTGGCTGGTTATACTTGCCCTGTGGCGTAGCTAGATTCTTCTTAGCATCTTCTATTACCAGGTCCCTAAACTGCTCTAAAGAGCTTTTAAGATTATCAAACGTTTCTAGCATTTATCTATATCATTTGCAACCATAATATTCACAGTATAAGTCCAGCCTGCAATCTTATTTTCAAACCTATCATAAAAAGGCTCACAATTAGGAACGCCATCTAACTGAAATAAATCAGTATGTAGAGTACCTCTTCTAAGAACCTCATTAAGCTTATTCAGAACTGCTAATTGCGTATTCATTACATCGTGCTCATTATCTACTCCTACAAACGTTTCATCTATATTCAATGACTCATCTATTTGGTCCTTATTTTGCCATACAATATCCATAGCCAGGATTGATATATTGAACATTATAACATTACCCTGGAGCGAAGCATTATTTACTATCAAATGTGATAACGGAAATATAGTAATCTTGTTTAAGTCAATCTCAGTTAAATCGCCTGAGGTAACTGTATTAACATTCACATCCTCTAATAGCTTATTTTTAATCTTGTCTAGTGTATTATAAAACGCCTGTGGCCCTGCTATACTCATCTTTTAAATTTACTTTTAATATTTGCTTCTTCTAACTCGTTTTTTTCTTTTTCGAAAACCAGCATTGTTAAACATTGATTCAAACCTAGTGAGGTAATATCGTCAAATCTCCTAACATCTCCTTTAGCGAGTCCGTAAATCGATTGATACCAACCCCATTTACCTGAGAATGTATCAAACCTTGTATAGCCTCTACCTCCTGTGTTTCCAAATAATTCACCATACCTGTCGATAATTCTATCCCTAAATGATAAAAAAAAACCAGGCTACTAATAACTGCATCCATTGGCATATTCAACATTATCTCATCATAATCCCCAGGTACGTAAGGCTTGAGTCTATATCTACCCCCTATTTTTTGCTCGATAGGTCTATATAAAACGGCCATAGCTTTATTCATTTTATCCCAGTCGCCTATAAATATATCCAGGTCAATATACTCTCCAAAACTCATATCCTCAAGTTTAGGTATGAATCCGAACTCTACACCGCCCATCTTGAATGTACTTACCAGCTCAGGCTTAAGATTAATAGTATCAGAAATTATGTTCACTATACCTGTTATATCCTTAATTCTAAGCTCTACGGCTTTATCATAAGGTACGTTGCAGAATATTTCAAGCATCTTTAAAGACAAAAAAGCCTCAGCATTATCATCATCTCTGTTAGCTTCAACCAGCTTGTAATACTTCATATATTGAGATAGAGTAATCTCTGAAAGCTTATTAGGTACGTTTACTTTGAACTCCATATTGTGTTATTTAATATATAACGCTCAGAAACGATGATTTTAGATATGAAGCAAAAAAAAATAGGCCCAATATTAGGACCTACTCTTAAACACTCTTAAAATGCTTTAAAATTACTTCTCAGGCTTTTTATAAGACTTTAAGTCTTTAGCTAGGAGCTTACCAAACTCTTCAAATTTTTTATACTCCCATTTCTTATCTTGCTCTATTGCTTGTCTAGCTATTCTGTATAAGCTTGGTATATCTTGTAATAAAGCATAGGCATCATATTCTATATGCGTTGTTTCTTCAGAATCATACCCTATTGATTTAATATGTACTACACCAGGCCTAGAGTGTAATTCTACTGTTCTTAAAATAATAACTTCTTTCATTATACTGGTTCTTGAGTGAATACGTCTGCTGGATGAGTGGCTCCAGTGAATGTCTTTAAATCCGACCAGGTTCCCCACTTCATTTCAGTATAAAATTCAAGCTGTTCTAAATCTTCAAATAAATAACCTATTATCACAGGGTAATCTATGTTAGCGTCTTTCAATTTAGCCATTGCAGGCTCTGTTAATCTGTCTTTTAAATTCATAATAATAATATTAATTTGTTCTAAATATGTAATAATCTTCTTCTCCAAATGTGTATTCAAGCTCCTCGCCATCATAAGATGCAAATGTATGACCATAGCCATCTACATAACAATTCTCTGCAGTTTCTTCCCAATCAATAGCTAACCAGTCTGGTGCTTTAATATCATAACAATCTTCTGTTATTTCTTTTATAGTTTCTACATATGTTTCCCATATCACATCTGTATGAATAAAACGGAATTCAGCTCCATCTATATCAGCATAAAAATCGTTATCTGAATTTAGCTTGTCTTCTATATCTCTAATCTCACCCCTATCACAAGATGCACCCAGGCCACTGCCAATAAACTCTATAATATTTCTAGTGATTGTTTTCATAACTTCTAGTTTTTATTGATTCGTGAATATAGTCTTCTAGGTCCCCTCTGTAATACTCTATCTCTTCAACAATATCCAGGATACGTTGTAGGCCCTCCAGCTCACTACGGCTCCCTAAAGGCATTCCGTTAAAAATTTCATTCTGTATTGCTTCTAGACACTCGTCTAAATCTTGAGCCGTGTTTTGGAAACGGCAATAACTCATATTACTCATAATTGTTCGTATTTAATGTTAAAAATTGTATTTAAGTTTTACTAAATTCCACCAGGTCAAATGCTGGTACTCTTTCTCTGTGTAAACGTGTATGCGGCCCTTTATTTCTAAAATATGTAAGCCAGTTGGTAGGATTCTGTGTATCATAATTACCAAAATAACTCTCTATAATGTTCAAAAATTCTCTGCCCAGGCAAAAAAGCAAAGCTCATTCTAGCCTCATCTTTATCCTTTAGCAATTCCACAACCTTGTATTTACTACCCTCAAAACTGATAATATCTCCTACTTCCCTAGGCCACTTAGATTCCCAGTACTTAATGTGTTGATTGTTTTTACTTAAAATTAATGTGTGTGTCGGTGTCATAATTGTTCGTTTTTTTAATGTTAGACAAGGCAAATTTAAAACAAAAAAAGTTACCAACAAAATTTAATAACTATTTTGCTCTCTGCATAGCGTATTCATAGGCCTTTACAAGTTTCAGGTGTTGAAGTGGATTCTGAGGCTTGGATATCTTAACTCTTATACCCTTACAATGGTAGATATAATTACTGACTACTTGAGCCATTTCTTCCTCTGTTTTACTTGATTGCATACTTACCGAAATTAGGCCTACTTAGAATAGAGTACGTAGCGTATCTGAGTCCATCTAACAGGTGATTATTTGCATCTTCAGGTTGATTGGTTAGCTTACCTGCTCTATCTTCTTTCCATTTATACGACCTGAACTCTCTTAACAGGTTATCAGAGCCACCACTACCAGGACCTGTAACCAGGTTTAATGTATATCTTTTAAGCAAATCAATACCAGCATTTATACTATCCTTACCTTTAACGGATGGCCTTATATTCCACCCCATACGCCTAAGCTCATCATTTAATCTAGGCTCTGCTGAGTCTGCGTAAATAAGGGATCTATTCACACCAATATCCGCCAGGACTTTACTAATATCAGATGCAGTCATATGTGTTCTGTAAAGATGCTCCTGTATGTAAAGGTTTATACCATCTTGCCATACCGATACGATTGCCGTAGGATCGTTAGAATAACCATAGTCCATCCCATAAGATATAAAATTTGCCGTTTCAGGCACTTTTGATGATTCTTGATACTTGAATATAGTTGACCTTGAAACTCCTCTTTCTCCTAATCCGTATATCCTCCAATATTGCTCATCAGTATCTCTAAGTCTTTCTATTTCTGCTACAATAGTTTCATTCAGGAACGGATTATCTTTATAAGTGGTTTGATAAAAATCAGCATCCTCTCTAGTAATAACCTTATCGTATATCCAATGAAATTCATCTGATGGATTGAAGTCTAAAATAACCTTATCTGTTGTTCTAAATATTAACTGTTGCCAGTCTTCAAAGAATAATTCATTAGCCTCGTTTATAAACAATAAATCTCTTTTCCTACCTCTAACTTTTTGAGGCTGGTCTAATGAAATAAACTCCACCAGATTACCGAATAATTTGTATTCCGAACTTGACTTATTGTGATTAGATTCTTTATAGATTCCGTATATCTTGAGGATGTCAATAAAATCTCTCATTACAGTAGCTCTAACACTAGGGAATGTTTTACGAGTAACTGTAACTACCTTATCTTTATTCTTTGTACAGTAGCTAAATATAATCCATAACAGGATATTATAAGTCTTACCTGACCTAGTACCACCCTGCTCAACTACAATCTTGTTTTTGGAGCTATCTAAATGGTCGAATATTATGTTAGTATCAATCCTCTTTTTTGCCATTCGTAATTATGTTTACCTCGAATGATGTTTGCTCCCCATCTGCACCAGTTATCTCCTGTCTTTCTACATAGCCTCTTTTTTTACCTCTTGTCTTCAACAGAAATATAGTAGCTGGTACGCTACCCTCTTTAATCTGCAAATGCAAATGCGACTCAGCGAAATCTAATATAACATTTTCCAGGTCCTCAACTTCTTTAGCGTATTCTAAATCTTCTTTTAACCAGCGATAATGTGTATTCCTACTTATACCTACCATCTTACAAGCCGTTGAAACTATACATAGAGTCTTCTCTAGAGCTTCAATCATATTCTTTTTTAAGGTGTCACTATTTGTCATCTTCAATCAATGTTTTAATAAAGCTATACGCCTCTTCTGAGTCGTTCTTAACTATGTTCTCTTTAATATTACTTACTCTAGTTGCAATAGACTTGATATGTCTTTCGGTTTGCTTAGAGCCTCTTATTTTACGCCCAGCTTCTCCATCTCCTTTAATCTTTATAATAAACGGATGAGCCTTATTTATGAATGTACTGTTAGTAAATCTATCGCCCTCACATATGATAGTCTTGTTTCTTGACCAGGCCAGGAACTTATCTAAATCTGTAAGTACGCTCATACTTAATCTATCACTTCCCTGAAAAGTTGAGCCGTCATAAACTCCTAACACTACTATGCTATCATTATAATGAAATTTAAACTTTCCAATCTTGCCAGGCCATAACGTATTGTTTTGCAATACCTGATTCATTACCCAGGTCTTACCGACTCCACAGGCTCCTACTAATAATATATTCATCTTTGTCTAATATAATCGTTTAAGTCATTTGTAAAATCATCCCACTCTCTATCCATCATAATAACCTGACCAGTCGTTCTATAATGATTCTGTTTTATCTTTCCAAACCCAGGGTCTGCTGGAGTACTTTCTAACCTTAAATAACCAGGTAGAACATCTTCCCTACTATCCCAAAATATCTGAAACTTCTTTCTACTTCTCCATTGCTTTTCAGCGTGTTTAATCCTATCGTGAAACATATCATTGTAAACGTTTGGATAACGCCTGTTAGGTCTATGCCAGGACTTATAACAACATAGTGTAGTTTCTAAAGTAAAGTAGCTTAAATCTTTATGAGGAAATCTTGCCTGTGCCTCATCTAGGAGCTTCTTACCCTCTAACTCTAACCAGGCTATCGTATCTTCTCCGTACTGTACTTCGTTCTTCCACCAGTCTAAATCATCTCTACCTAAAACCTTACATAAACCATTCCTATGCGACTTACTACCTGATATATTACTTAGAAATAACGTATCACAATCTAAATGGAGTCCTGCAATCTTTAAGTACTCTAAATAACTGAATGTAGCCAGTCGGCCAAAGGTGTAAAAATTGTTAATTACAAACGCCCAGGTATTCCTAAAATTTTGATACTTATCTTCTGTATTGCATAACTCTGAGAATAACTGCTCTTGAGTACGACCTGCTAAAACTTGCTTGTACTTTATGATACAATCTTCAAATA